TCAGGTATATGAAAAAACAAACGAAACGCAGTTAAGTAAGTATAAAAGCTTGACGACTGGGTTGTTAAATAAAGATTCTTTATTAAAAGCAGATGTGATTAAGAAAGATGCTTTGACTTTAACAGAAGGAACTGATCTAGAAAAATTATTAAATAGACCTAACCCTGCTCAAAGTTATGCTACTTTTATTACTGAATTAATTGCTTTTGGTAAGTTAACAGGCAACAGATATGTTTATGGGATTGGTCCTGAAACAAGAGAATCAAAAAAGTTTAACGAATTATATGTGTTACCTTCTCATTTAGTAGAAATAAAAAGCAACGGAATATTTGAGCCAGTCGATAAATATATTATGAGTTATCACACGACTGCTTTTGAGATTGAATCAAATGATGTGTTACATATTGCTGATTTTAATCCTGATTATCAGAGTGACGGCTCGCATCTCTATGGGCAGAGTCCTTTAATGGCAGGGTTAAGAACTATGACAACCAACAATGAATCGGTAGAAACGTCTCTAAAGTTCTTACAAAATCAAACGGCGAGAGGTATATTAACAAGTGATGATGAGAGCTTGACCCCAACTCAAGCTCAACAATTAAAAGATGCTTTCAGAAGAAACTATCAGGGATCATATAATGCAGGGGATATTATTATCACTCCTAAAAAATTATCATGGACTAATTTTGGCTTAAGTGTTGCTGATTTACAACTGATAGAAAGTTATAATGCTACTGTTAAAGATTTATGTAATATATTTTCTATACCAGTACAGTTATTAAACAATACAGAGTCGAGCACTTATAATAATATGAAAGAGGCTAAAAAGGCGTTTTATGTCAATGCTGTTATACCTGAATTAGTTAAGGTAAGGGATGAATTAAATAGATGGTTAAGCCCTGCATATGGAGATAAATTATATATTGATTTTGATTTTAATAGTATACCTGAATTACAACAGGAGCAAGAAAAATTAGTTGAGCAATTAACTAAAAGTTATTGGCTTACTATGAATGAGAAAAGGCAAGCGATGGGTTATGGTGTTTCAGACAATACAGTTTTAGATGATTATTTTATACCAAGTAATTTTATACCGTTAGATGATTTTTCTATGGGTGAAGAAAACAAAAATTTCTTTGATGCAGGATATTATGAGAAACAGGATATGAGTGCAAAATTAAAAAAGGCTTTAGAGAAAAAAACAGAGGATCATAATGAAGAAGTAGGAAATGCACAAACAAAAAAAACTAATGTCAGGACTTTATATGCTGTATATAAGAGGGGGATAGGAGCATACAGAACCAATCCTGATTCAGTTAGACCAACAGTAAGTTCTCCTGAACAGTGGGCGATGGCTCGTGTTAATAGCTTTCTTTATGTTTTGAAAAATGGCAAATTTAGAGGTGGTCAACATGATACAGATTTATTGCCTGAAGGTCACCCAAAGAGTTCAAAGAAAAAAGAAATGAATACGGAAGAAAGGTACAAGGCTTTATCGGATGAGGTTTACGATAATCCTGATGAGGCTATGGATCGTGCTAGAGAAATAGGATGCAGTTTAACTCATAGTCATAGTACAGATGATGGTACTGTTTACATGCCATGTCAAGATATGGAAGAACTAGAAGAGGCACTAGGAAAAATAAACAAACAAGATAAGTTTGCAGGCTATCCTAAATCTGCAATTACTAATGCAAAAAAAGCTGTGAAGATTAATGAAAAATATAATAACTCATGTGCTACTGCTGTGGGTAAGCAGAGAGCACAAGATATTATTTCAAACAGAAGCTTTAGTTTGTCAATTTTAAAACGAGTTCATGGTTATTTGTCAAGAGCAAAAGCATATGATACAGGACAATATGAAAAAGATGGCAAAATAATTTGTGGAACAGTTAGTTACAATTTATGGGGTGGCGATCCTATGTTAAGATGGTCGAAAAGTCAACTTGATAAATTAGATGATTAATGCCGTTACCAAAACCTAAAGAGGAAGAAAGCAGAAGCGAATTTGTTGAGCGTTGTATGGTAGATGATGTAACGACGAATGAGTTCACTAGTATCAATCAACGATATGCAGTATGCAATGACTTATATTCTGAAGAAAGAGAATTAAAAGAGATAGGATTTAATAGAAGAAAATTTCGAAATGCTTATTCAAAAAGCTTTACAAAACAATATAAGATAGCTACAAAAAGAAATTTAAAATTATCATCTCAATATTATAAGAAAGGTTTTAAAAATTCTATAAAAGAATTTTTGAAATCAAACAGTACAGATGCGCAATCTTATATTTTATTTTTTCAAAATTCAGATACAGAAGAGATGTTTATGGATATATATGTTAAAACTTCATTACAGTTTTATAATTGGTATTTAGATCATTACAGAAAATTTATTAAAAAGAATTTTCCTACTGAAAATACAATGGAATATTTTATTACAAATTATGTTCAATATTCAGGAAGATTAGCACAAAAAATATCTTCAGTACAAAAAACGGCTATTAAAAATGTAACAAATATTTTTGGTAAGATGTTAAATGATCAAAATTTTGTGAGTGATAGCATAGAAGGTAAAACAAGAAGGTTAAGCAAAATATTAAATAAGCGAGCTGTATGGGAAGCAAGAAGGATTGTTGTAACGGAAACTACTTTGTCTAGTAATTTAGGAGCAGAGAAAGGGGCTTTGACGGCATTTAAGAAAGAGGAGTTATTAAAAGATTGGATACAAGGATTTAGTATGAATCACAGAGAAGGACATGAGATTTTATCATCACAAGACCCATTACCTATGGGAGAGAATTTTGTAAACCCTGTAACTGGTAACAGTTTAAGGATACCTGGAGAGGGACCCTCTAGTGAGGTTATTAACTGCTCTTGCTATGTTGCTTACATCCCAAGACCTGATGTCTTTGGATAGTAAAAAAAATTAATGAAAAAAAAATACTATTTTTGAAAATAAATTAACTACTTATGATATTATATAAACAAGCACCAGTTGGTGATATAGATGAAAAGGCTGGAATCGTTAAAGGTTATGGCTCAATATTCGGAAATAAAGATTCAGATAACGACATAATTGAAAAAGGAGCGTACAAAAAAACTCTTGAAGAAAGTGGCTCAAGGGTAAAATATATTTATCAGCATGATATAACAAAGCCGTTAGGGAATATGAAGGAATTATATGAAGACGAAAAGGGATTGGCTTTTGTAGCGGAAGTTCCTAAAACTAGATTAGGCAGGGATGTATTAGAATTAATGAAAGCAGGAGTTATAACAGAAAATTCTGTGGGAATTATGCCAGTAGTTAAAGAGTATGAAAATGAAAAAGACATAAGATATATAAAAGAGGTAAAACTGTATGAAATTTCTGCAGTTACTTTAGCGGCAAATGATGAAGCGAAAATTCAGGAAGTCAAGGGCAAAAATCATGATGCTGATGTTTTTAAAAATAGTATTTCAAGAATAAACACTTTACTCAAAGATGCAGACATCTCTGATGAATTAGGGTTTAATATTGAATACGTGCTTCAATGCTTAAAAAAGAATATTGATTTCACAAAGCCGACAGATGATGTCACTTTGCCGAGCAAAAAATATCTACAAAGCAAAGATGTTTATAATTTTTTGTTTAACAGACTCCAAAAGAGTCAATAATTATTTTGAAAATGAGTGAAATAAATAAAGAAACGCAGGATCATCTTAATAATTTGGCAAATGTGATTGACGACAAGATTGAAAAAGCAAGCAAAGCGTCAGTTGATAATGCTAAAAATGAGGTGGACAGCGTTATTAAAGGCGAGGTAAATAACCTTGTCGAAAAGTTTAATGAGGGCACAGAAGCTCTTAATAAACGAATCGATGCAATAGAGGTGGATAATAAGAAAAAATCCGTTTCTAATGTGTTTAGAACAAAAAGAGAAGCTTTTACCGATGCTATCGGCAAGAGTGAGTCTCTTAAAGCAATGAAAACAGGATCAAGGGGTAATGCTTCTATGGAATTAAAAGCAGATGTTTTGATTAGTTCAGACTTTGCAGGTGCAGGTTCTTCTAGAGATGCTACTGGCGTGATGCACGTTGATGGTATCAAAAGAGACCCAAGCAATGTTACAAATATGATGGGCATTATACCAGTTGGATCAACTGATAGCAATGTGATCAGATATGTGAAGGAATCAGCTTATACTAATAACGCTGCAAATATTGCAGAGGGATCAGCACCAACTGATTCTGAATTCCAATTAACTGCAGAGGACGCAGTAGTTCAAAAAACTACGGCTGTCATGACTATCTCGCAAGAGA